AATATTATAAATTCCTGTATCATTATTACCAACCCCAATCTCAACAGCTGCATTTGTTGCATTTGTTCTTGAGTAATAAGATAAACTTTGACTATTTAAACTTGCGGATGTATTTGGATTAAAGAACGTATCAGCCCAAGCCACCGAAGGTGTCATTCCATTGGCTGAATGAGTCCAACCAGTTGCATAATTCAATCTAAATGCAGCATCTAAATCTCTTGGGTCTTTAAGATTCCATTTGTGAGTCGCTGCTGTGCCTCCTACTATTGGATAAATTGCTTTGAACTTTGTCCAAATGCTATATCCTTTCAAGTCAACTACTAATTGATTAATCGCACTTTGTTGAGTAGGGTCTGTTATTGAAGCAGCTGTTATGAATGCTTGAGCGTCTGCGTCTACAGGTGGCGTTGTAATTCCTACAATATCCGTAGCACCTGCCCAACTATCTGCGTGTATATCTCCCCATCCTATTGCGTTGTTTGCACCTTGTCCCCAACCTATGTTATTATTTGAAGCACCATCGCCCCATCCGTTGCTATTTGCCATAATATTAAGGATAAACTTTAATTTCTATTGTTGTACCATCAAGTAACGTATTTGCTTCTGTATTTGTAGACGTTGCAGTTGTTGTTATTTGTACCGTATTATTGGTTTTTCTTAAACCTACTACAGAACCTTTATAAACTCCCGAAATCAATACTGATGTTTTATCTAATGTAAATGCACCCGTCAACGTTCCGATATAAGTACCTACACTATCATAAGTCCAAACCAAAGTACCTCCTAAAGTGTTGTCTAAAACTGTTGCAGTAGGCGCAGAAGTTCCCGTTTGAGTTAATAAAGCAACGTATTTTTTTGCTCCAAACCAAGATAAAGTTCCACTTCCATTTGTTTGTAAAACTTGTCCGTTTGTTCCGTCAGCAGAAGGTAGTGTATATATTCTTGATGTTGTTATATCCGCAGGTGCTTTAAAACCTACATAACTACTTCCGTTAGAAAGTAATTCCATAAATCTTAACTCAGAAGGCTGCGTATCATTACCACCTATTAAAACCGCTCCTGTTCCTGCAGGTTCTATTTTAATGTTGCCGTTTGAAGCACTTGTAATTTTATTACCGTTAACATCTAAGTTACCGCCAAGTTGTGGCGAAGTATCTAATAAGACTTCATTTATTTCTGCGCCAGTAACGTACTTACTTGCAAAAGTACCACCACCCGTATCTTGAGCAATGGCAACTCTATCAGTAGAAGCAATTTTACTTCCTTTCGCCGTTAACTGACTTATCTTTACATTTGCCATCTATCTTTTTTAAATAAACGAGTAATTTATTAATATTTTCCTTTTTTGGTTTGTATGTCTTCATATATTAAACATCGTTAACAACATCAAAATCCAGCCACCGTAGTTACTAATATCATTTGGATAAGTATCTCCGTTTGAATTTAAATTGTATTCAGGAAACTTATCTTGATTATAAATTATGTGTTCTATAAAACGTTCCGTGTATTCTTTTGCAATATTAGAATATTTATTAATAAGAAAATCTACTTCCGTCTTTTCAACGTTTTCTGCGTTCTCAGAACTATGCTTATAAACCCCTTTGTTAGCTATTGTGTAAGCTGCATTTGGTAAATACTCAACCATAGCCCAATAAATAACCATTGGCTTAACATAAATTTCTAATAAATCTTTGTAATCTTCAAAAGCAACTTCATTAATATCACCGTTTAAAATCAAAGTCTTAATCTTTTCTATCAACTGAGTACCTAAATAGTGTTCAATATGAATATCTTGAGCGATTTTAATAAACTGAATAAATTTATCCGTGTCTACGTTGCCATTTAAAGCCGTTAGACGAACTAAATCGTTACGTGTTATAAGTAATGCTTCTGCCATTATTGAAAGCGTTTATTAGTTGGTAAAAATCCATTGTAAGGCATATCCTTTGGAAGTGTGCTAACCTTTGAATCATTCTTAACTACATACCCGAGTTTTTCAGCTTTACGAACTGCTACTTGTTTAGCATTTGGTGAATTAACGTCTATACCTAATCCACTATCAAATTGTGCGTAAACTCGTTTATTCCATCTATGATGACAAGAACCACCACCTTTATATAACCAAATTGAATAAGTATCCGTTCCATTCGGGCCCCAACCTTCATTAACTGCTTGATTACTCATTCTAATAATGTCTTCTTTACGATATATTTTGTTTGAAGCAACCATTTTACGACAAAATTCACGACTCTTTTGGGTTGTTTCCCCTGCGTAAACATAACGAGTAATAAATTTAATACCTTCTATAACCTCATCTTGTCCACTTTTTGAATTAGGAAACGCAGAACCCGTGCTAACTAAGTTAACTAATTTACTTAATAATGATTGTTTAGGCTCTTTAGAAAGCGTTTCGTTCTCTGAGTCGTCGGAATCATAGTCAACTGCAAATTCGTCTATTAGAATAGAGTTTTCGGGTTCGTCTTCGCCTAAGTCAATTAACGCTTGTGCTATAACTGAATCTTTGCTTAACATTGTTCCAGTTTCTTCTGCAACTTGCTCTTCGGTTTGCGTATTTTCTAAGTCTGTAAATTCTAAAGGTTGTAAAGTTCTAAACGCTAACTTCAAAGATATTCCGTTATAAGCTAAAATTTTATCTAATGCTTCAATAATTGTATCTTGAAATGGCTTAATAACCATATTGTCAAATAATACGCTTGAGTTTTTTAACTCGTCAGCATTCGAACTAAATCCATTACTTGAAGCAATACCAAATAATAAAGGAGAAGTTACATTATGACCTAACATTATCTTACGTAAACACTCTTCGCTTAAATACGTGTAATGGTCGGGAGCATCATTCAATGGTATATCTTCAACCGTTGTTCGTGTTTCTGTATTATCATTAAAACTTACAATCACTTTACGCCCTTGCGAACCTGTTAACTTACCTAAAACTTGACTTGAAATCTCGTTTTGTTGCTCGGGTGTTGGAACTCCGTTATTAAAGTTTACAATCTTAGTTCCCGAAAATGAATTTTGAACTTCATTAATTAAGTAGTTTGAAACCTCCTCTTCTAACAAAGCATAACTTAAAGCACCTTGATAATCAACATAGCTAAAATATTTCATTCCTAAGCTATATGGCTTAACATAAAGTATTTCTATTTCGCTATTTGAATATCCAAAAGCACTTATTCGTTTAGGTGCAAACTTTTTAACGTCTTCCCAATTGTCCGAATAGTAATATGCTTCTATTTCACCCTCTTTATTACACTTTTCAGGTGCTAAAAGTTGTACAGGAATATGATATGCTTTAAGAATCTTTTTATGGTCTTTAGAGTAATGAACTTGAATAGCACATTGCCCTAATGCTTTTAATTCAAATGTTAACTTACGCAAACAATCTTGATTAAATAAAGCCATCATTTGAGCGTACTCATTTGGCTTTTTATTAGCATCTAAGGCAAATAGTCCACGTCCATAAATTAAACGGCTTATATTGTTTATAATTGCGTTATTCGTAGTTGAATTTTTATATCTATCTATAAGAAAATCAAAATATGAATTTGAATCACCATAAGTAACCCAATCTTCTCTTTTGGCTTCTACGACTTGTGGTGCTTCGTATTTCGCTAAGTTTAATATATGTAAGTTATTCATAAACTATAAATTCATTTGCCGTCGAATGTGACGTATAATCACCATTATTAACTGAGAAACTAACTACAGGTTGGTCAGTACAAAAAACTTTACCTCTAAATACTAAATCACCATCATTTAACAATTCTACGTTATAGTATCTGTTTTCTGTTAAAGCACATTCAATTTCTATCTGTTGGTAATACCCTTTACTTGTTACTGAGTTAATTGTAATTATCTCGGGTGTGTTTGTGCTATCGTCCGTAAATATCAACTCATCAAACGTTACCGAACGTGGAACTATATTCAAGTTCTGCGGTGCTGTCGTTGTTGTTAATATGTTCATATATTATAAACGTTCAATTCGTGTTCTTGTTTCTTAAAATAGAAAAACCCCACCGAATTGGCAGGGTCTTAATCTATGGAGAAACAGAAAGTGTCTAAGAATCTACAATTGTAGCTCCGTTTAAAATTGTCGTAGCTAAATCGCTTTCAGAACTTGTATTTAAGAAGTTTGCAGGTAGGTTTTCCATTCCCGTAAACGTCAAAGAATACCCGTTAAAGTCACCCATTGCAGTACCCGAAGAAACAGTTCCTGCGGTTACGTCACATCCTCTTTGAAGACCTGCCATAAAAAATTGGTTCTCGCGTGTTCTAACAATAATGTGAGGACGTCCGTAAGCTAACAATTTAACCGTTTTATGCGTTGCAACGTCTTGTTTCTTTAATTGAACTGTTAATACTTGCTCAAAGAAAGTCGTTCCGTTGTCACGTGACGTTTGTATTGTTTGCTCAAAAGAGTTAGCCCCTTTCAATTCAAATTTGTAAATAGTTGAAATATTCGCAATATCAGAAATTGTGTCCTCATATCCTGCAGCTACTGAGTAAGTAACGTCACCACCCAACGTTGAAGGGTCTGGGTTGAAGTCTCCAAAGTTCACTATGTAAATTGCGTCTAATCCTGAAACCCCTGATTTACAGGCTTCTAATCTTCCGTGTGCTATGTCGCAGCTCATATCTTTTTATTTTTTTATGTTTAACAAAAAAGGGTGGCGTTTATTTCACCACCCTTGTATTAGTTGTTAGTTTGATTAGTTAGCAGAATTTGTGATTCCGTAAGTAACTACGTCAGAAGCAAAACCATATTTAGCATCTGCAGAAAAACGCATAATTACTCGTACGTTTTGAGAACCATCCAAATCAGCCATATCCAATACTTTAACTTCGTTCATATCATTCATCAATCCTGTTGCGAAGAACAAGTTAGAAGTTTGAGAAAGTAAAGCAGTATTGTTAGCAAGTCCCGGTGCTAAGAAAACACGAACTCCGTCAAAATAAAGATTTTCTAAAGTTTGGTTTGTTCCTTTGTTGTCATAACCGTTTGCACCTACTCCTGAAGCAGCAAAACCACCTAATGCACGTACATACGCTCTGTAAATGTTAGAAGAAACATAAAGAGTTAAATCTTCTTTTCCGTAAAGAGCAGCAGGACAAGCGTCAATGATTGAACCTAATTGAGCAACTACGTTAGAAGCGTTAACACCACCACCAACTGCAGCAATTTCTTGAGCAGAAGGTAAAGAAGCATCAGTAGTTAATTGTCTCATAATTCCTGAGAATTCACCTGCAGAAGCATTGTTACCATCCCATATAACTAATTCCATTTGTTGAGCAACTTTCTCAGCAGCGTGTGCAATTAAGAAATCAGCAAAAGACTTAGGTAATACATCGAATGCAGAGTAACCCATTTGGATAGCATCCCAATCAGAACGAAAATCTGATTTACACAATTGCAAGTTAACTTGGAAATACTCAGGCTGCAAAATACGCTCAGTCAAAGTAACTGTTGACGTTGGGTCAAAGTCACAAGTTGCGTTTTTAACAATTCCGTCAGTAGCTACTCGTTTGATAACTTGTTTGAACTTAACGTTAGGCATAATTGTAATTCCGCCTTTCTCTAAAGTTGGTGCAGACAATAAAGCTGCAGCAATGTACTTACCTGCGAATTCACCAGCGTAAGTAGTTGTAATTGAAGTTGTTGTTGGCATTTTTTATTTATTTAAAAATTATTGATTACTTATTTAATTTACTTAATACAGAATCCATTATATTACGTGGCCGCTTAGAAGCAATTTTAACTACTTCTATTGGATTCGTGTTTTCAGGGTTAAAAGAAATCGGTTTAGGCTCTTCGCTTAATTTAACTTCCGTGTTTTCCTCTATTTTGTTTAGTTTAGAAAGTTCCGCTTTCAAAGTTTCGTTTTCAGCTTTTAATGCTTCGATTTCTGAAAAGAAAGACTCTTTAACTACGCTTTCGATAGTTTTCTTTGGTGTTGGGTTTGTTGCTTCTTTAGCTTCTACTTCAACTTCCGTTTCAGTCTCAGGTGCTTCTACTTCTACTTCCTCTTCCATTTTCTCTTTCACTTCTTTAACGATACCTTCAACTTCGATAACTAAAATACGTCCATCTTCTGTTTCGTATTCACCAACTGGAACAGGTATCTTTTGGTCATCTTCCGTAACTACGAAAACTTCCATTTCAGGCTCGAATGCGTCAGATTCTAAAACTGTTACACCGTCCATTAATTTCATTCGCTCAAGTTTTACTTCCATTCCAAGTAAAACACGAACTTTGTTTAAGATTTGATTTGTATTCATTTTTCGTTTTTATTTATAAATTTTTAACTCTTGAAACCATTGTTTGAACAGTTCCCCTATCTCCTTTAACCATTAAATTTTTAAATGATTTATATTCAGGTGTATCTGTCCAATTTAATCCCAATTCTTTAAATTTTGTAAATATTTCATTGGATAAATCCATAGTATCATCTAATGATTTTAAATAAGAGTCTCCATTTTTTATTACTGTTGGAACTAATTTATCTAAACTACCATATACGTTGTTGAATTCTTTTAAGAATAACTCCGCTTTTTTTGTTGCTTCAACAAATTGATTAATATTTGCTAACTCAACTTCGTGTTTTGCTAATTGAGTTTCCTCTTTGAATAGCGTGTTGTAAACTGTTTTTCTTGTGTTCATATTTCTTAAACGTTTTAAATTATTATTCTGTTACTTTTTTATCCGTTTTGACGTATTGTAACCCTTACTCCGTTGTTTTCACTTTGGTTTACAACATCCGTTCCCGTTCCTGCTGTTTTACCTATTCCTTGTGCTTCTAAACTTCCGTCACAACATTTTTTT